GAAGGCGAGAGCGATGAAGAAGGCAACGGCGAAGGCCGCCCGCGCATGTCTGCTGAAGAACGTGAAAAGGTTCGCCAGGAAGTAAAGCAAGCGATTATCAACGCAGCACAGTCTGCCGAAGCAGGTTCGATTCCGCAAGGCGTTGAGCGTATGATCAAGCAGCTTACTGATCCAGTTATGCCTTGGAACGAACTGATCCAGACTAGTCTGACTTCTGCTATCAAAACCGATTATACTTGGCTGCGCCCTTCTCGTCGTAGTTGGCACATGGATGCGGTTATGCCAGGTATGACTCCCGGCGAAGAGATCGATGTGACCGTGTTTATCGACATGTCAGGGTCTATCTCTAATAAGCAAGGTATGCAGTTCATCAGCGAAGTTGCAGGTATGATGGAATCGTTTGCTGGGTACCGTATCCGTATCGCGTGTTTCGATACCAAAGTCTATAACATGCAGGAGTTCACTTCTGAAAACATGGAAAATATCGAAGAATACAAACTGATGGGCGGCGGCGGCACGGACTTCACTTGCATCTTTGATTACCTCAAGAAAGAAGCAATTGTGCCTGAACGCTTGATCGTCTTCACTGACGGGTATCCTTGCGGCTCTTGGGGCGATCCTGATTACTGCGACACGGTTTGGATTATTCACGGCGATCCCAATCCGAACCCCCCTTTCGGTGTTTGGGCTATTTACGATGATCATCGTAAGAATAGTGGTTAATTTTCTAGGGTTTAGTAGTTCCTAGCTTAATGGTTTCGGTAGCAGTACTATATTGTGTGTGGTGAAATGAAATTGACAATCGATGACATTAATATAAATCAATGGTACATGGACAGGGAACTAAAATATGTTCCTAAACATTTTGTCCTTACTACTGCGACACACACCAATGACTCTAGGAATTGGATCTTAGAAAAGCTGACTGGTAGATTTTGCACGAGTTGGAAGTATGTGGCGTTCGAAGACCCCAAAGAGGCTCTTTTTTATCAATTGGTTTGGGGATAAATTTTTAACCGTTTGGTTTTCTAGTTAAATACTATTATTAATCTAAAGGAGACTTAATAATGGCAAATTTTACACGGCATGTGGGTAAACACGGAGACCGTAAGGTTGCAGTAGTATTCCGCGAAGTGCCAGGCGAGCCTCATATGGCTTTAGTCGTCTACACTGAATTGCTCAATCAGAATATCCATGACCCATTGATCAAGTGCATTGAGAGTGACATCGGACAACATAGTCAAGACCTCGCGGATGCGTTGAATCGTACACATACTAGAGACGGGCATATTATCCTTCAAAAACTACATGCTGAAGGACAATTGAAGAAGATTCAGACTGAACAAGTCATGATGACTCCGGCACCAAACACAAAAATTAGATTGAGCGACCTCAATAAGATCCTCAACGAGATGCAACTAGGCGAAGATGCAGTTAAAAGACTAGCTGAAATCGACGGCAGCCGCGGAATTCAAGACGCTGCTACAGTTGCTCGTAAGATGCGGGGAGAACGACCAACAGAGTCAGTCGGAGTTCAGTCAACAGGTGATGCTTTGGGTGATACTGCACTTGCTACCAATCTACGTCAGCAAGCAGAACGAATGAGCAATGAAGCAAAGGGGCTATTGGCGGAAGCTGATAGATTACTGAATGAAGCACGTTCGCTGGACCCAACTGTTATAGCAACCCCTAAGGTTGCTAATACGTCCGATAAACCACGGGGCCGTCCGAAAAAGGTTGCTGCTATTGCATAAGGCTAATGAGGTAAATGTCCCCTGAATTTTTACAAAAATGGGAACGGTTGATCGAGGGCGTCGAAAAAGAAAAGATTCCAGTAGAATTTGTTAGAAAGCTAGTGCTAAAACTGGTTGGAAAAAAGCAAAGAACAATCAACGTTGAACAAATGTTGTCTCAGGGCGTTGATCCAGAACAAATTGAAGAAATAATAAGCAGAAGATTGATCGAATTGGAAGATAACGTACTCGGCATTGAATTTGTACTTAATGTACAGAGCATAGCTGATCATGTGCAACCTGAAACAGATCGGTTGTTGAATAGACTATGAAATTGATATTGGCATGTGACCCTAATGGGGGAATAGGCTATCAAAACAAGTTACCCTGGACTAACATCCAGGGTGATTTGCCAAGATTCAAGCGACTAACTGAAGGGCAACCTATCATTATGGGCCGCAATACTTGGGATAGTCTTCCAAAAAAACCATTACCTAACCGCATGAATATCGTAGTCACGTCAAGACCTTTCGAATGCGAAGGTGTGACCTGTGTTTCGGAGATAACCAACCACTCAGATTGGTATTGGCTGATCGGCGGGGCTAAGTTGATTGACAGTTGCTGGGGACAGATCAACACCGTGCATCTTACAAAAACGCACGATCATTATACTTGTGATGTTTTTATCGACCTACCTAAATTAGAAAATCAATATAGAGTAACTTATAGTGAGATATTTCCCGATCACGAATATCAAATTTGGGAACGGAAGTGTGTCTAGGTATAAAAGGTAACAGAAAGTCTTGCGTAGCATAGAGAATAATGAGATAATACAATATGGAACAATATCATAATTTACTTAAGGACATTCTACGAAATGGTGAAGAGAAGACAGATCGTACTTCCGTCGGGACCATCAGCGTTTTTGGTAGGCAACTACGGTTTGATCTAGGAGAGGGTTTTCCTGCTATCACGACTAAGAAGTTAGCTTGGAAAGCAGTTGTAAGTGAACTTCTTTGGTTTTTAGAAGGAAGCGGTGATGAAAGACGTTTAGCTGAAATCTTGCATGGAACAAAGGATCCAGTTAATAGCACGATCTGGTCAGGAAATGCTACAGCTCCTTATTGGGAACCTAATGCTAAGTATCCAGGTGATCTAGGTAGGGTGTATGGGGTGCAATGGCGTAACTGGGGCGGAGTAGATCAGATCAAGAACTTGATTGATGGGATCAGACAAGACCCTTATAGTCGTAGACACATACTCACTGCTTGGAATGTGGACGAACTTGATCAGATGGCATTGCCCCCGTGCCATGTCATGAGTCAGTACAGTGTGAGCAACAATGGCCGTTTAAGCTGCCACATGTATCAGAGAAGTTGTGATACTTATTTAGGAATTCCCTTTAATATCGCAAGTTATGCACTATTAACACATATGATTGCACAGGTATGCGGCTTGCATGTAGGCGAGTTGATTATCTCAACAGGTGATACTCATATATATTCTAACCACTTGCCTCAGGTAAAGGAACTACTTTCTCGGACCCTATTCCCATCACCTACGCTTTGGTTGAACCCAAATGTTACTGAGATTGATGGGTTTAACATGGATGATATAAAACTACTAGATTACCAATCTCATCCAGCACTGCCGGCTATTATGGCAGTATGAAGCAAGTTAATGTGCTTAACTTCAGGATCGACCTGTTTCGCGACGATGCCGAAATAGCAGCCGGTCTAACAGTAGGCCAATGGGAAAAGGGTGAGATGGGTAGCTGGTTGAAAGATAACAATGTAGAAATTTCATGGCATAAGGAAATTGATCATGCTTGTTTTGAATACCATTGTTGTGTTATCGCAAAGTTTACCCCTGAACTATACACTTTTTGGAGATTGAAGTTCTGATGACACTTACCAGAGAACAAATTATCAATAATATGTGTCTCACATATAGGCACGATTATGGACTCACTATCAGCGAAGACGACAGAATGTATACTCTTAACTCCGGCATGACCGAAAGAGAACGTGAGTCATTATATCGTGATATGTCGAAAATATTTGATCATGATATTGCTCCATATATGGATTTCAAGCAGTGAGAATTCTAGTAACAGGTGGTATGGGGTTCATTGGGCACAATGTCGTGGCACAGTTAGAGCGTCTAGGACATGATGTCTTGACAATTGATAATTATACCAATTATGGTATCGTATCAAGCATCGAACTCACTGCATTGGTGAAAGAACGAGCCAAAAAAGTAGATGCAATGTGTCATCCATATGATATTGTAGATCAAATCTCAGTAGATAGAACCTTCAGCGGATTCAAGCCAGATATAGTAATCCATCTAGCTAGTTTTCCTAGACAGAAAGCAGTCGGGCTTGATCCCAGTGCAGCTTCTCGCACAATGTCTGAAGGGTTGCTTACCCTATGCGAAGTATCAGCTAAACATAAGGTTAAGCGTTTTGTCTACATCAGCAGCAGTATGGTATATGGTAATTTTGCCGATGGCACCAACGAACGCACACCATGCAATCCAATTGGTCAATATGGTATAATGAAGCTAGCAGGCGAAATGCTAGTCAAAGATTATGCTAACCGTGGCTGTTTTGACTACACGATCCTTCGGCCAAGCGCAGTGTATGGGCCATTAGATGTCAACGATAGAGTTATAGCCAAATTTATCATAGCTGCAATGCAAGATAAACTATTAGAAGTTAATGGACCAAACGAACGCCTGGACTTTACCTACGTAGAAGACACCGCCGCAGGCATCGTAGGAGCGTCACTGAGCGACACTGCGATGAATTATACATATAATATAACGCGCGGTGACGGAGTCTCGCTGCAAGAAGCAGCCTCAATCGTAACTACGATAGTAGGCAAAGGTAAATTAAAACTAGCAGACCGAGACAACACTTTTCCTAGCAGAGGTGCGTTAGACATCAGTGCTGCTCGCAGAGATTTCGGGTATAATCCTACAATGAATATTTCGGAAGGAATTCAGAGGTATTATGAATATCTCAATACCGCATTTTGGTCTTAAGCGACAATATGTAAATCTTAAGGATGAGTTGCTTGAAGCAACTGATAATGTACTTCGTGAGGGTATACTAGTTGACGGCGAATACACTCGTAAGTTTGAAACCTGGCTGGCTAGAAAAAACAAGTGCAATTACGCGATAGTAACACACAGTGGTACACAGGCATTAGAATTCATTGCTCAGTATGTTCGTTTTCGGGATTTATCTGATAACTCGACGAAACCCAAGATCATTCTTCCTAATCTATCATATCCTGCAACATTGAATGCATTTCTAAGCAATGGTTGGGAAGTAGAACTTAGCGATACTAACAAATACGGGTGTTTACCCGTTGACACTCTGGAAGACTTCTCTACCCTTCCGGGGGTGCATAATTATGTCTATCATTGTTATGTAGGACTATATGGGACAGAATCCCCACTTTACTTTAATAAGCGTACGATAGTAGACGGAGCACAACACTGGCTTTCAGCGTTCGGTAATATAGGTATGGGTATGGCAATTAGTTTTGATCCTACAAAAAATCTGAATGCATCTGGAAACGGCGGGGCAGTAGTTACACACGATAAAGGACTATTTGAGTTTGTAAACAAAGCAAAAGACAACGGAAAATCTGAATACGACTATCCCGGCACAAACTCCAAGATGAGCGAGATCGATTGCGCTCATCTTTTGGTCCGAACGCAATATATCGATGAATGGCAAGCAAGGCGCAAACAGATAGCAGAGATGTATCTGTCGGGGTTCGCTGGCCTTCCTATTAGATGTCTCTCAGAAGGGGCATATCACCATTCATATCAAAAGTTTGTAATCTATACCAATGATCGAAACAACCTACATTCATACCTGAATGAACATGGGATTGTTACTAAGGTTCACTATCCATATACATTAAGTGAGCTTCCCGTTGCAGCTGGATTGGTAAAACCAGACATGATGAGTACCAGCGTGATGCTTAGTCGCGGCGTGCTTAGTCTTCCTATATATCCTGAACTTACTGACATTGAAGTGACTTATATAATTGATAAAATAAAGAAGTTTTATGATAGATAACGAAATTATAGAATTCGTACAGAGGTATAAATAATAGTATCATGTGGTTATTAACAATACTTCCCGTTCTATTCATTCATCTGATATTTTTGTCAGGTGTGATTCTTGTTGCAGCATCCTTTTTATTAAGGATGATTCCGTTTATATATTCATATACAACTCTAATTAGGATAATAGGATTTCTCCTATTAGGAACCGGTTTATATCTCCAAGGAGGCCTTGCTTCTAAAGAAGCACAGGCAATTCGAGTTGCTAAATTAGAAGTGCAATTAGCAGACGCGAGAACTAAAGCAGCAAAGGCAAACGTCGAAGTAGTCACTAGGTATGTCACTGACACTCAGGTCGTTACTAAAAAGGGAGACACCGTAATCAAGTATATACGTGATAACGCTCCTGCTATCGATGGTGAATGCACTATCTCGCCTGACGTAGTACATGCACACAATCTAGCTGCTGAGTTAAGCGGTGATTCGGAGCCTGATAAACCATGAAAAAAATAATTGTCATTGCTTGCTTTTTACTCGCTTCTTGTGCCCACACCGCAGTTCCAGTAACTACTACCTTTCCAGAAGCGCCAGAATTATTACGGCAAGATTGCGAAACCCTAACTCGCCTAGCTGAAAATGCCAAGCTCAGCGATGTAATGATTGCCATCACCGAAAACTATGTGAAGTACGCGAAGTGTAAGAAACAGAATCAAGCATGGAACGATTGGTACAACGAACAACAGAAGATTTTCGACACCGCTACTAAGCCAAAACCATTTTGGTCATTCGGTAAGAAGTAATAAACGGTAATCCGTTTGATAAATACTTCATAACGACGGAAGACCGATATGGCCATACAAGAAATTATCAATATAGGCACACTCCCGAACGATGGTGAGGGAGATCCGTTACGCGTTGCCTTTGCTAAAATCAACAATAACTTTGCAAATCTATTCTATACTTACACAAATACAAGTAGTGCATATACTACAGGCAACACATCAGGTCAAGTGATATTCGAAACTGCGGCGAATACTTTCACTATGGGTGAGTTTTATATATATTCTGCTGATGTCGGACAGAGCCAGACTATTCAACTGTTTGCCCAGCTGAATACAGCAGGTAACGCTGTAAAGTTTACTGGACATGGTTCTACTTTTTTCGGTAATGCGTTAGCAAGATACGACATGGATGTAGTAAACGGAAACGTCAGAGTCCTGTGTGATCCGTTGACGCCAAACATACTATTTCATTTTATTGCTTCACAAAATATGTGGGCGGGTAACCCGATCGATGGGCTAGATATAGGATTAGACGGGTATGTAAGTGCAGTAATGACAACTGAAACGAACATCGTTATAACGATAGAACAACCATAATGAGAGCCTGGGAATTTATTACAGAAGGCAAAAACCCCATTGACAGCGAAGATGGGTTAACTAGAGTAGCGATGTCACTCCCTAATACTTTTATTATTCCAAGTCTTAAGAATCAAGACTTCTACGAATTATATAGATTTGGGCTAGCGATTGCAGCAAGTCGCGCTGAAAACGGCCAGGATGACGGCGTCCAAAACAAGTTTAAGCACGAGTTTGAAGCAGAAAGTCTTTGGGGAGAGCATCAAGTTGTATCTTCGTTTGATCCAAACATCGGTGATCTTATCGACCAAGCACTAAAAAAAGTGAACAAGAGTGGTAAGAAAATGGTTAGCACCCCATCTAGCGACGAGTTGATGGATACCGGAAAAGAGTCAGTCTTGAAGCCTTTTAAAGGATATAAAAGATGAGAGCGCATGAGTTCATTACTGAGACTAAAGGAAAACTATCTAAACGACAACAGCAATCTACCGTTGGGTTAAATACGTTCGCAGCAAGTCAATATGACCGAACATACGACTTAAACCGGGTAATGATGGCAGTAGCAGCAACTGATGGAAAAATTATCCCTAAACTAAACAGCGAGAGTTGGGCAGGAAAAAATAATACCGCACACCCCTATACTGAATTAGAACAAGATATGTTAAAAATAGCATATAAAACTGCCGGTATACCGTTCAAAGATTTGAATGATGGTGATTTGACTAGCAAAGAATTAAGTAGTACACAAAACCAAAGTCCTATCAAGCCCTTTAAGGGATATAAAAAATGAAGAAGTTGGTTCGGGCCCGCAGCAGTTCGTACAACTATAAAAAAATAATACTTCATTTTAGCTAGTATAAGTAATTTTACGAAAACAATAATATGAACATCGGCGACTGAGGCAATCACATTATGATGGCACTTTGACACCCAATTATATCTCCAAGAAAGAAAAATGCATGATAGATATCAACCAAACACTAGACCTGGTAAAGCTCAAGTTTTATAACGAGTACATATATACTGCCCACATATATGCTGAAGGCGACAGTCAATTTCATCAAAGTCTCACCAAACAAGTAGTAGAAACGTACATTGATCCACTGAATTTACCTAAGGATGCACACATTCTTGATTTGGGATGTGGACCGGGTTATTTTCTTGACGAGATGAAAAGCAGAGAATACACTAATCTAACTGGGGTAACATTAAGTCCTGAAGATGTCAACATCTGTGAGAGTAAAGGTCACACGATCAAAAAATATGATCTATCTTTCTTGCCACAAAAAGACGGGTACTATGACGAATCAGTTGATTTCATCTTCCTTCGTCACGCTCTTGAACATTCACCCTATCCTGTCTTCTCATTGATGGAATATAATCGTATTCTTAAGCAAGGTTCGAAGATTTACATCGAAGTTCCTGCTCCCGACTGTGAACGACAGCATGAGGAAAACCTAAATCACTATTCTATTCTCGGTTCAAACCAATTAGCAGCATTGCTACGCCGAACTGGATTCAATATCGATTTGTTCAACAACCTAGAGTTTGACCTTCATATCCCGACCGAAGATGGCGAAACTAAAAAGGTCACTGAAAAGTACTACTGTATAGTTGCTACTAAAGCAAGACCCCTAGATATTAAATAATAAGATAAATACTCTCATAGAAATATGAGAGTATTTTTTTATGGCCGAGCCCGAACCATCGAATGTAGCGCCCTGGTATCTACGTAATATCAACCAAGCGTTAGAACTTAACGAAGATACCGGTCAGGTATTTGTTCGCACTGGGTTTACGGGTAACATCATCATTACTGGTAACGTTAACATACCCGGCAACGTAGACGCACATATTTCAGAGATTGGCACATCCGGAAACTTAACGGTACTGTGGTTTATGCAGGGTTAACTAGTAGTCGTGATGAAGTAGAAATTGGTGAAGATATAAAGAAAAGACTACAACTGTGGCGTTATGCTAACGGCACACCAAGCACTCTAACCCTTGCAGTTTCGTACACTGCGGGTAACGCAGATTTATTATATAAGTTTGGTTGGGAAGAACTTACAAACTAAATACTAGTATGGCAACAGTATCCACCTTAATCAAGGACCCCTACAAGAAAACGGTGTTCAAAAATCAACAGCAACTCGATGAGTTCCTCAAGTGCTGTGACCTAGACTCTGGTTATCTGTATTTCATGGATAACTTCTTCTACATTCAGCATCCTACTAAAGGATCAATGATGTACCATCCTTGGGAATACCAAGAACGATTGATTGAAACCTATCACAACTATCGTTTTAGTATTAGTCTCATGCCGAGACAAACCGGTAAAAGTACCAGTGCAGCCGGCTATCTACTATGGTATGCTATGTTCATTCCAGATTCAACTATTCTTATAGCTGCACACAAATATGCCGGTGCACAAGAAATCATGCAGCGTGTTCGCTATGCATATGAAAATTGCCCCGATCACATCAAAGCAGGAGTGACTACTTATAATAAAGGTTCAATAGACTTCGAGAATGGATCAAGAATCTTGAGTGCAACCACCACTGAAAATACCGGACGTGGTATGAGTATTTCATTACTTTATTGTTTAGACGGTGATACAACTACAGTAAGAATTAGAAACAAGAATACATTATTAGAAGAAGATATCACGCTAAAAAACCTATATACAAGAATGTATAATCCTGAAAATGTCCTCAATGACGAGTTTGGGTTTGTAGATAAAAAAGATAAATAAATCTATGAATACTAAAATAGAAGAATTTATCCGAAGGTCGAAATACCGAAACGCGCATTTATATGATGATACCTTAGGAGAAGGCTATGATTATGTAATTTGCCCTGTTTCCAACGCCCGCATGAGTATGATTAAATCCTCATATATTGAGCGTATATTGGGAATGACAGTAGAAGAGTATGATGCGAAGTACCCCGGAGTTAAAAAGATAGCGCAAAAAAGAAAAGCTAATATAAGTGCAGGTCTTAAACAATTAGACCCGGATACCGGAAAAACAAAATACGAATTATCACAAGACAAAGCAAGAGCTAAGTTGGAATCTATTGGCCCAGACGGACTTACTGGATACGAGCGCAAAGGTTTACAAACACGCGCAACTCATATGGCTAACATTGATGAATCAGGGCGCAACGGGTACCAGCGTCAAGCCTATAATAGAGTTACTACTGTTTTAGAAAATGGATTAACCGTAGAACAGAATGCTCATATAAAACTTAGACAAACCCTTTTAAAGCAGGGAATAACCAGAGTAGTAGGCGCAAGCAGAATATCAAAGAAAATATTGAAACCAATATTATATTACCTAGACGAACACCAAATTAAGTATTATTTTGATAAAACTGAATATGCTATCAACGACGGTGAAGGCAACTATTACTATTACGATCTTACTATTCCGAATTTTAATATGGTAATAGAATACCAGTCTAATGCATGGCATGCCGATCCGTGCATTACTGAAGATGCATGGAATAAATGGAAAACTCCGAAAGGACCGGTAAGAAATGCGGATCAGGTTTTAGCACGAGATTATAAAAAAGCTAAAGCCATATATGAACAGCGGGGGTTCCGTACGTATTTTGTATGGGAAAACACTCAACAACAGGATATAGAAACTTTATTATGTTTGCTGAAAACACTGAATACGAAATATTAACACCCTCAGGGTGGAAAGACTTTAAAGGAATAACCTTTTCAGGAAAAAAGACCACGTATAAAATTACTCTAACGAATGGTAAAACAGTTGATGCTACTGAGGCACATTTCTTTTTTAATGGTAAAAATAAAATACCGGTAAAAGAGTTAAATGTTTCGGACTATATTGATACTGTGGATGGACTTGAACAAATTATCGGCATAAACGAACAAGAACAAACTGAAGTATATGATATCATAGAAGTAGAAGATGAACTACATAGATTTTTAGTAAATGACGGTATTATAACAAAAAATTGCGATGAATTTGCGTTCGTCCGCCCTTCAATCGCTAAAGAATTTTGGACTTCTATCACACCCACGCTAGCAACTGGTGGTAAGGCGATCATCACATCAACCCCGAACTCAGACGAAGATCAGTTTGCTCTAATCTGGAAGATGGCTAACAAGACTGAAGATGAGTTTGGCAACACGACAGAAGTAGGGGTCAACGGCTTTAGAGCATATAGAGCATATTGGCACGAACATCCTGAACGTGATGAGAAGTGGGCAGAACAAATGCGTGCCCAGCTCGGTGATGATCGTTTCAACCGAGAGATAAATTGCGAATTTATTATTGCGGACGAGACTCTGATAAATCCAAACACACTGATCATGCTTGAGGGTGTTGAGCCTATCAACCGAATGGGTCAGGTCCGCTGGTATAAAAAGCCCGAGAAGGGTAGGTTATACGTAGTTGCGCTGGATCCTTCCTTAGGTACCGGAGGCGATCCTGCTGCTATTCAAATATTTGAAGCAAGTACTACTACGCAGATAGGTGAGTGGAAGCACAACAAGACTGATATCCCCAGTCAGATTAAGTTACTTGCTGAGATTTGTAAGTACATCGCAGAACAGACTTTGGAACCAAATAATATATATTACTCAATTGAAAATAATGGTATCGGTCAAGCTGCGATTGTTTCATTGAACGAGTATGGTGAATCAAATATATCCGGTATCTTTATTAGTGAGCCAGGTAAAGGTAGAAGAGGATTCACTACCACTAACAAACCTAAACTTGCCGCGTGTGCTAAATTCAAAACACTGCTAGAATCAAAGAAGATGTCTATTCATAGCCGATCACTCATCAGTGAACTTAAAGCGTTTGTAGCTTCTGGTGGAAGCTATGCGGCTAAAGTAGGAGACCATGACGATTTGATAATGGCTTCACTATTAGCAGTTAGAATTATGACACAACTAGCGGATTATCACGGTGACTTAGAGAGCCAAATTCGTGACCATGATGACATTATCCTGCCTTTACCTTTCTTTGCAGTCATTTCTTAAACTTACACTTATCACCGTGGTATTTCTTGTAGTTACTGATACCCATTGTTTGTTCGCAATGTGGACAGGTCGTCATAATTTGCGTTGGTCGGGTACGGTTAGCTAATCGTTTCATGGGATTGTGGTTTACATCTTTCTTCCCAAAAGTTGTGCTTGTCATTATTTACCAGCAGCTGGCTTTCTTCTGATCTTCAAACAGTAGATTATACTGCGGTTATTAATTGAATAAATAGTCATAGCTAATACTTTTTCAAAGCACTAGCCGAATTGTTGAGTGTCGATCTGGTGCTCGCAACATTATTTATCACGGGAAGACTAAATAGTATTATGGCACGCGATACCGAAAGCTTCAACAATGAACTTTATAACCTCTTAAAAGTTAGAGGTTATACTCCTGTTCCGCTTAATAGTCAGAATAAACGGGTTCGAGTTTCACAGGAAGCCGATGTTATAGAATTTACTTTTAAGAAAGATGGCACAGACTATGGTAAAGTTTGGGTCAGCCTTGATGATTCTAGTAAAGTTATCGTATATTATGACGATGAGCAAGCTGACAGTCCTGACAACATTACTCCGGGAGTAGAATATGATGATACTTGGGAGGGATTTTTAAAACATTTGAAGAACTGGGCGCAACGCAGACAACTTGACTTCGAACTATCTAACAAAGATCAATTGGGGGATCGCATGAGACAACGGGAGCATCTCAAGGTGAAAGAGCGAGTAGCAGAAGGATATCATTCAATGGGTAGGGCTAGAAGTTACAACGACGCCGTACCGAATGTAAAGATCGTTCTTCAACACAATCGTAACATCGAAGAAGGCGAACAGCGTTATCGTAACGTAGCGAAAATATACCTTGAAAATATACACGGAGAACGCTTTTTAGCTCCCACTACTAAGCCAGGGGTGGCACAAGTCTATGCTCGTCATGTTGCTGAGGGCGGAGTTCCTAACGATGATCGATGGAACCATATCAAAAAGTTGTGCGAAGAATATAATAAGATGGCTGGATTTGTTCGCGCAACACGCAACGGCGAGTTTACTGAATCAACGCAGAAACTAGTTCTAGAAGGTATCAATCACTATAATAAACTACGTGAATCGTTAGGCAAGATGCGTGGACATCGCGGCTATAATGCTTATTTCGAATCATGGTCGCCTCCTCTCATGGAAGATGAGAATGACGACACTATCAATGAATTATTCGTGCAGGAAACCATGGATCCTCGGATAGAATCGGTTATGCCAATCCTCTCTCGCCTTCGGAAGAACATAGCAGAAATGAATGAAGTTAATATGCTCGAAAACTGGGCTGATAATGTTATCAGCGAGAAGTTAGAGCTTGATGAAGCTCTCGAGCCTTGGATGGGTAAGGATATTGACAAGCCTGCACACCTTCGCAAGAAAGAACATGAAGACAACAAGAGAGACGCTAATCCTCCTAAGGCTCTGCGTAGAGTCAAAAACGAACCGCACAAAGATGAGATAGAGGAAAGCAATCTAGCATTATTATTCACAAAAGAATCAGATTCTTCGATAATTAGCCAACTGCGCAAGATCGCTGACGAAGGAACAACTGGTTCGATTGAGTTAGAAGACGGCACACACAAGTTTAGTAAATCTATGGCTGAAAAAATATTGAAATTATATGATAAAACGCCTGATTATGATAAAGAAAAAATTACAAAATTACTTAAGACTACGAATGGTGTGAAAAAAATCATTGATTTTGTGTCGGACAAGACTGACGATGATGACACGTCTACTGATGATACCCCGATAGGCCGGGCAAAGCATACTACAAAGAAAAAAATAAAGACTTCACGTTTGGCTAAGTTACTTGGAGTGGATGAATCTTAAACTATTTTATTAATTACCCATTACTGGCATAAATATATTGACACAGGGTTTGATATCTAGTATATTAAACACTGTGGTAGTTGTCTCCGACAGCAAACATAAATCACATACTAAAGCTCAACATATAGCACATTTTAATAGGAGAAAAACAAAATGGCAAGTCTAGCAGAAATCCGCGCGCATATTACAGCAGCAGAAAACAAGAACCAAAATAAAGGTTCAAACACACAATCAGATAACGCAATTTATCCTCATTGGAACATCGATGAAGGTACTACTGCTACAGTCCGATTCCTTCCAGATGCTGATCCAAACAACACGTTCTTTTGGATCGAACGTCAGGTCATCAAGCTTCCATTTAATGGTGTCAAGGGTGACAATACCATGAAGAACGTCACGGTTCAAGTGCCGTGTGTAGAAATGTACGGCGATAACTGTCCTATTCTAGCAGAAGTTCGTCCGTGGTACAAGGATGAGTCTCTCAAGGAACTGGCTAATAAGTATTGGAAGAAGCGTTCTTACATTTATCAGGGTTTTGTTAGGCAAAACCCAATCGGCGATGACGTGACCCCAACTAACCCTATTCGTCGATTTGTCGTTACTTCGCAGATTCAAACGATCATTAAGGCATCGTTGATGGATCCTGAGATGGAAGAGTTGCCAACTGATTACATCAGGGGACTTGATTTCAATGTCCGTAAGACCCCCGGTAAGGGAGGGTTTGCAGAGTATACCACGTCAAGTTGGGCCCGCAAAGAAACTCCGTTGACCGAAGCTGAAATGGCTGCGATTGATGCGCATAGGCTGTATAGCCTTGCTGACTTCCTACCAAAGAAGCCGAGTGAAGCAGAACTTCGCATCATCAAAGAAATGTTCGAAGCATCTGTCGACGGTAGACCGTACGACACTGAAAAGTGGGGCGCATATTATCGTCCATATGGTGTCGAGGCCCCTTCGGGTGCTGGTGCGACAAAACAATCGGTGACTACTGGAACTAGCACCCCCGCAACAGTATCTTCCCCGAAGTTCAACGACGTAGATGATGCTCCCCCGTTTGAAGTAAATGATTCGGCATCTAGTCCTCAGAAGTCTCAATCGTCAAGTGATAAGGCACAGGACATCTTGAAGATGATCCGCGCTCGCCAGATGTAAGGTGACTATTTAGGCGGAGGCATTGCCTCCCCCTAAATGATAAAGGAAACATCAATGACAAAAGCAGATGAAAGATACCGGGCGTTAAAGCAAGGTAAAAAACTATTGGAAGAACTATGTGACCCTGGAAAAACTCCCAGAGTTCCTAGTATCATTCGAGACAGAGCGAGGGGCATTCTACGCCATTATCCCGGCGACCACAACATCGACCGATTGGCAGAGAATAGTCCCGAATTACTTGAAAAATTATCATTCAATGATAAAGTTGCAAAGATCAGATAGGAGAATACAACTTGTCAAAGCCCTTTGACGTAAGCCGTTTCCGTAAGGACATCACTAAGGCTATTGACGGTCTTAGTATCGGGTTCAACGACCCAACAGATTGGATTAGTACAGGCAATCATGCACTTAATTATCTCATTAGCGGTGATTTTAACAAAGGCGTACCTCTTGGTAAAGTTACTGTCTTTGCCGGAGAGTCGGGCGCAGGAAAATCATTCATTTGTTCAGGAAATCTAGTACGACATGCCCAAGAGCAGGGCATCTATGTCGTACTCATTGATAGTGAAAATGCACTAGACGAAGCCTGGCTACATGCTCTCGGCGTTGACACTAGTGAAGAAAAGTTACTCAAGCTGAATATGGCAATGATTGATGACGTTGCTAGGACTATTCATGAATTCATGAAGGGCTATAAGACTATTCCTGACGGCCCCGAGAAGCCTAAAGTTTTGTTTATCATCGACTCGCTTGGTATGTTGCTCACTCCTACTGATGTTAATCAGTTCGAAGCAGGCGACATGAAGGGTGACATGGGCCGTAAGCCTAAGGCACTGACTGCACTTGTTCGTAACTGCGTAAACATGTTCGGTAATCATAATGTTGGATTGGTTGCTACTAATCACACTTATGCATCACAAGACATGTTTGATCCTGATGACAAAATTTCAGGTGGTCAAGGCTTCGTCTACGCATCGTCAATCGTAGTTGCGATGAAGAAATTGAAACTCAAGGAAGACGAAGACGGCAACAAGATTTCTGAAGTCAGGGGAATTCGTGCTGCATGTAAGATCATGAAAACTCGTTATGCGAAGCCTTTCGAATCTGTGCAAGTTAAGATTCCATATGAGACGGGCATGAGTCCTTATTCAGGTCTAGTTGATTTGATCGAAAAGGCTGGAATGCTTGCTAAGGAAGGCAACTCTCTTGTTTATACTCGCCTTGACGGGACCGTCATCAAGAAGTTTCGTAAGGGATGGGAACGCAATGATGACAATTGCTTAGATACTGTTATGACAGAATTTGAACAAAAGTCAGCGAAGATCATTCCTACCGTAGTCGAAGAAGAGGATGCAGCAGAATGAGCCTAGTGCTAGTTAATGAAATCTGGAAACTTCTCAGAGGTAGCATTGACTCGGGAGATATTGACAGTGCTGCTGAAATGCTGGTTAATTACTTAGTCGAGGAAGACTATTCTCCAACCGAGATTAAACAGGCATTTCGTGGGGACATTGATATCAAGCAAGCGTTAGATTATTATCTAGAGACGCCAGAAGACGGTCTGGTCGAGGCTCGACGGGACGAAGATGACGTATATTTTGACGAAGATTACGACGATCCTTACTTATGACCTGGTACAGCAGAGTCTCACGAGATTTAAGCGCACTTCCCGATTTTATCTCGTACTATGAGCGCGAGATACAGTCGGCAAAGTCTGATGTCAAGGTATACGGTAATATCGAAAAGAATATTGCTGCACTTCCTGGTATAGCTGAGTATCGCTTCAATCAATTACAAGAGATCGAAGCGGTACTCAACTACTTAAATATCCAATTACGAAAGATTCGCAGAACACATTTTCAAAAATACCTAGAAAAATATAACAGGGCATTGTCTAGCCGTGACGCTGAAAAGTATGTCGACGGTGAAGATGAGGTAATCGATTTCGAGGTACTGATCAACGAGGTCGCTCTAGTGCGAAACAAGTTTCTAGGTATAATGAAGGGTCTGGATAGCAAGAACTTTATGTTAGGTCATGTCGTGAGATTGAGGGTAGCCGGAATGGAAGATATCACAATTGGGTAAGCTGCGGCTTGCTTTTCCCCTCAAAAATCTATAATGTCAAATCATAGGATGAATTGAACGCATCCGGCGTTATATAGAGGGTTACAATGACTTAAAATCGTATACAACGATTGTTCTTATAGCTTTGTCAAACTTAACCAAGTTGGATAGGGACCCTATCCAACTCATAAGCAATATTGCTTTATTTTTAGAATTCGTCTATATTGAATTATAGGAGATATGTATGACTCGATTTAATCCGGTTATTGTTGACACTCATGATTGGGACAGTAAATTTGATATCCCGGAGCCAACAACCTTAACTCATGAGGATCCGTTGCTGCTTAGTTGTGTTCTTTATCGACTAACTAACCAAGATCCTGATGTAGAAAACGGCACCATTGGACACGATTTCATGTCCAACTTCATTAAAGAACAGATTACCGAAGAAGATCGTGTCTTTGCAGGAATCGTTCGCAGACATTATAATGATAAGATTGTTTTGACTACACTTCGCGGTGATCGCTTCACTCCGTTTCGGCAAGATTTGGCTCGCTTCCTAAGCGGCGAATTTAAGACAGCTGGTCAGAACTATCAATTCCCCACGAAGTTTTTGGGTATGCTATACAAGCTGCCTTATTTCTATCAATACGATAAGGAACTTGATTTGGTGTTCGATGGCCAGTATCATCCTCTTAGAGGGGATGTACTTAACTACGAAACTGAACAGCAGGAACTAACCCTTATCAAGAAAGTTAGGGCTTATCGCAAGGGCCATAGCCTGCACGAGTATTGGTTCCGTGATCACAAAGATGATCGCATCATGTTGAGTGTGGATGCTCGCTGTCCAACGACTAACTTGTTTGACCACTATCTATCTACCAATAAAACCGTTGCAGTTAAAGGTCTCTTTAGGGCTGCGCGGAAAGATACCTTGGAATATTATCGGGCTCAAACCTGGTCGTTGAAGGTCTAATATTTTTATCACGCTCTTTGGATTACCCTAGATGTTGAATTGTGAACAGCGACAAACAAACGGCGGTACAAAAATGCTTGACCATCAAGCCGAGATGTGGGCGGTTCTCTGTGAACCGCCCGAGCAGTTCAATGGCCTGTTGCATTATTTCGATACGGTAGAATTCAAGAAAAAGTTCAACAGAACTTCGTTTACTTGGAATACTATCGATATAGATATAGTGATGCGCAAGTTTCGTATCGCATGTGTCGAATATGCCTTAGCTACGGCGAGAAAAGTACAACCAGCTATTCTATCTGATTACTGGCAACCGGTAGAAGATGCCTGTCAACAGGTCATCGATGCCTTGAATGGTAATGGTGATTTGGCTGATGCTTGTGCTGCTGCTGCTAGTGCTGCTGCTGCTGCTAGTGCTGCTGATGCTGCTCGTGCTGTTGCTGATGCTGCTTGTGCTGCTGCTGCTAGTGCTGCTGCTGCTTATGCTGCTGATGCTGCTGATGCTGCTTATGCTGCGGCTGATGCTGCTCGTGCTGCTGCTTATGCTGCTAATGCTGCTCGTGCTGCTGCTCGTGCTGCTGCTGCTAGTGCTGCTTATGCTGCTGCTGCTGATGCTGCTGCTCGTGCTGCTGCTAATGCTGCTGCTGCTGATGCTGCTCGGGCTTCTGCTGACGCAGACCTATCTGAAATCTTTATCAACATTATTTTGTCCGAATACAAAAATAAGTGTTGACATCAATTACCCGTTTTGCTATATTGAAATTGAATCATAGAGACAGTAAGAGAAAACGTAATGTGGACAATCGCTAAAGTTCGTAACGGCTTTCATGATCTTCCCAATGATCGTTTCCACACCTTCGCTATCTTGAAGGATGGCGAGATTGTCGGTGAACTCAAGTTTGACCGCGGTCGTTGGAAATCAGCGGGCGGCCCCGCTTGGAAGGGAACTCTGTTCAAGACTTCGCTTCATGGACGCACTGATTCATCCGGCTGCATGGGTGTTGTCTATTACAACAAAGATCGCAATAACGTATTGAAATGGTTCAAGGTCGGTGAGTGTTCTATTCGAGGTTAATATTCATCACTAATTTTATGCCTTACGTGTCTTACACAGTAATATGATTCTGTCCGACAAGCATGACGTAAAAATTATTCGCAATCGATTTGCGTTTAGTAAATACATACAGGAGAATTACGATGAACAAATTTATCACAGTACATTCTGAAAACGGAAAGAATAGATCGATGGTAAACATCGACTTCATCGTTTCTGTTGTCGAATATGAAGGTAAAAACTACCTAACAGTCAAGGGCATTGAAAATCCCGCAATTATTGATGAGAACATTTCTCAGGTGCAACAGTTGATGTATGCACAAGCAGGTACACCCATGCCAGCAACTAATAATAGTCAACTGCCTAATATATATGCACCGATCATGGCCCCCATGCCTCCTGTAGTAGATGAATCTATCACGGGTCCAAGTTGAGTCGAAAAAGATATACATATGCTATATTTCGCTGCTTGCCTAATCTTTTTGGCCTTCAATACTGCTCTCGTCTATTATGACATCAAGCACAATCGAAGTAATACGTTGACATTAATTAATGCGTTTGCAGCTGGAATACTAACAACCTTAGTTGTGCTACAGCTAGGTTAACAGGATGAGCAAAGAAAGATAAAGAAAGACAACTCGACACGTCATCAATAATGAAGGACCCAATTTAATCTCTAGAATTATCATAGTATAAATAGATGTATGGTCCCGTTCTTGCAGTTTATTGTTGAAATGATTTTCACTATTACCCTGACTATGTTTGCATTACTGATACTATTAGCTATCATCCTGTTTTATCCTGTTGCTATGTTTAGTTCTGCTGTTCACAACCAATTAAACAACATGCGAAAGAACCTTCGATGAACGACATAGAACTAGAAAACGATTTGGATCCAGAAAATGACGAGTCTTGGAAAAAATCCAGCATGGAATATGATCTCCTTACCAATGATTGGATTCTAGATAAAGTCCGTGAATCAGATATCTATGCACAGAATTTGTATGCAGCAATATGCAACAATGATTTTAGAAAAAATGAAGTATTTCCTATCCTCAGGGAAGAACGCTGGTCAGCATCATGGCGGGCTGCAGGTGCAATAATTGCAAATATGCAGCAGAGGGGCGATTACCTAGACTGGTATTGCGCCGACATTAGTGTTGATGGTCATCTTTCCGAAGGTGAAGTGGCTCCTATTATCCGAGAAGATTTGCTCAAATTGGGTTGGGTAGTGCTAGATCATAAATAGTACTAGAGGAAAAATCATGAATCTGAATAGGTTTGGTTCTGGAGTAAAATTTTTGCAACAAGTTGCATCCGCTACTAACAATGTTAGACGGTGGTCATCGCAGCAGAGAACAGCTTCATTAAAAGCGAACAAGAATCCGCACACTTCGACTTCAAGAGAATCTAATAAGCGAACAAGGAACATTCCATGAATCATGGCAAGTTCAAGAAGTCAAGTCGAATTGCTAATACAAATACGGCGATTGCTCGTCAACTAAAGATCGCCAAGCATAGTTTATGGAACCATGCAAATATCGATCAACCTCATCGATGGGCCAAGAGACATGCAATGGATTGCGGACGACCAAGATGTATGGTTTGTGGTAATCCTCGTAAAATTTGGAACCAAAAGACTTTTCAGGAAGAAAAGTTCCTTCAGGGATATAACATCGATAAAAATACTCCCGACACATAAAAAAGGTTGACATTCATCTCTCGGTTTGCTATATTACATTATTAATTGCAAACAAAGGAACTTGAAATGGTTAACGTCATCGTCGCTTTTGTCTTTGGTCTCGTTGTCATGGACTTCGCGTGGGCTTGGAAGATGGGTATGCCGCAGCGTATCTGGCGCCGCTGTGTTTCTCGTTTGCGGCCCGATGTCGAGCGTATGCTGAAGCAATTTCGCTCTCGTTAGCAACAAATTTAAAGGAGAAATAAATGACTGAATTACTACCATCTGTTGTTCCGGCAGTAGTCTTTAAGACTCGTGTCCGTGACGACTCGATTGAAGGTACTAACCCATATCGTTGGGAAGACACCACAACTTATGATTATTTTGGCGGAAAGCGAGTTGTCCTTTTCTCTCTTCCGGGGGCATTCACGCCAACGTGTTCTACCTATCAACTACCAGGATTCGAAGAAAAGTATGATGAGTTCAAGGCACAAGGCATCGACGAAATCTATTGTATTTCAGTTAATGATGCGTTCGTGATGAACAAGTGGATAGAATCTCAAGGGGTTAAGAACGTCAAGGTTATTCCGGATGGATCCGGAATATTCACTAGTAAGATGAATATGCTGGTGCAAAAGGATAATCTTGGATTCGGTGTCCGTTCTTGGCGTTATGCAGTCGTCGTTAACAACGGCAAAATCGAGCAGTGGTTTGTCGAACCCGGTATCGAACACAATTGTATGACTGATCCATACGGTGAATCGTCTCCCGAAAACGTATTAGCTTGGCTGCAAGGTAACTAAATACTAACATGAGTATGTACGCATCTGAACCTGCTGATTTTGAATCAAAACCCAAATCGGTTGATAATGCCGTAGACAAACGTATTGTGGCATTAGAATCAAAGGTGTCGAATCTAATTAATAGAGTCGACGGGATGCAGTCTGCACTTGATGATGCAAATCGTAATAACCGTAAATTAAAAAACGACCTAAATGCGGTAACTGTGGTCCTGCGTAGCAGAAAATAAAAGGTCTGGCACTAATAATACATCTTGTGTGAAGTTCGGGCAAATAATACACTTTAAAGTTATAACAGGGGTTGACATTATTGTTAACCCCTGTTATTATTAATAAAATGTGACATTTACTTCTTTTGCATTGAAGTCAGGTCCCAAAATATTCAAGGATAATAAAACATGAATTGGTTAACACTAGTGAAGGGTAGCATTCCTTCACACTCACTAGACATCGCAGAAAATCTCGAAAAGGCAATGACTGACTTGCAAGGACTAGACGAGATCGATGCACATGGTTGTGCGTTGGCGGCTGCAATTGCTTCGGGCAACGGAGGCCTAGCAGAAGAAATCGCAATGAATAGTCCGTTGTTCGGGACGCAGGAACGTGAAGCAGCAAAAACAGCAGCGTCACTCACTGCGATAGATGATGTGTATAGTATCTATCTATGGTATGCGGATAAGGAGCAATTGGATCTGACTCTATCTAATTTTTCGTATGATGGACACGAAACAAATGGAGGAATCACTCCAAAACAGTATGGAATGTATGTGTTTGCATCAACGTTGGTTTATAAGAATTCAGTCAATATCGGAAGGATGATCAATACATTGAGGGCTGAAGGGGTAACTGACAGTCAGATTCAAGCAATCGCAAAGATCGCAGCAGTTATGTACGCAATCAATAGAATCATTCTTTAGTTCCGATTATCATAAATCTCTTATATCCCCAATCACCGTAGTTTATCTCTTTTGTTTCCGAGAAATAAGATGGTGCAAGGGGATATTTTTTTGTCAGTTCTTCTAACGATTGATTAGGGTTGACGCATTTCCAGATACTGTCATCTTTGATGGTTACATCACTTGATTGGATGCAAACAAGTGTTCCTATAGCTAAATTATCGAACCAATCATTAGATTTCATGTGTTCCGGAGAACAATTTATCACCACCTGATAACTGGATAAATCATAGGTACCTGCATCTGCTACGACATTAATTACCTTTGCATCGGTTCCGATTCTCCAAGCATCAGTTATGTGATCTGATACCATGACCGCATCTTCATCAATATCTATTCCTAAAATCTCTTGATATTGGTCACTATTTCGAGCGAGAAGCATGAAAGCCAGTACGTTATACCAGCTTCCTAAGATAGCTACCCTAGCGTTAGCAGGAAGGTGTGGTTCGAGTTCTTTGCAGAGCCAAACCTTAGACTGAATCTGTCCGTGGGAGAATGCGGTGAAGTCCATAAAGTTATTTATAAGTGATTTAAGGCTTGACATATAAATAACCCGGTGCTATATTGAATTATAGATTGAAACGAAGAAAGAAACAAATGCCTAATCCAGTTGCTAAACATGCTTACAAGTTTAACATTGCGAAGGCTTATATCCCTAAAAAGGGCAAGGGCTCTTACAACCGCAAGCAAGAAAAAAATCAGACTCACTAAAAAAAACAAGCTTAAATAAAGCTTTGGAGATTTAGGGATAAATAAAAGTATGAACACTAACACTTGTAAAATATCGCTGCAACAGCACATGCTCTGGGGAAGAAAAACCTCAACGGAATCGGTTGCGGACGTATATCCAACAAGCATTCGCGGCGCCTTTAATCTATTAAAGGATCCAGGAAACAGGTAAACATAGATACATTTGTTTATTTTGACCCTGGGATTCGCAAGATTCTCAGGGTTTTTTGTTACAAAAGTGCAAGTCGGAACGAGGCTGCAAAGCACTATAAAAAAAGAACGGGCGGTGATAGGGATGAAATCTGCGGAGAGAACGCAGAGAGTAAAAACTTTCAGTGAGGAACATTGTGATTCCTCGCA